TTGCATTATATGGTAAGACAAATAAACAACGATATGAAGAATTATTATCTAAATATTTAGATAGTGATATTGAATATAAAGATCTTCCACTTTCTGAAGGACTGCAATTATCTGATATTGATAAAGCTAAAGATTATGGTATTAACTTAGCTAATAAGAAAGAAGAAATTGCATATCTAAAAGAATGGTCTTTAAATTCTGGTATTTATTGTATTCTTCCATGTGACACTGAAGAAGAATTAGAAGTTCAATGGAATAATCTGCAATCTATGAATATTACATTGATTCGTATATCTGATATGCGAATGATGGAAGTATTTGGTTGCACTAATGAAACCATGTATAATTTCATGAAAGCTAAATTCGGAAATGATAATTATGAAGATGACTATAGCTTTGCTTTAGTCGAATCTACATTTGATCATTCTGATTTAAACTTCAAAGAACTTCCAGAAGATTTACCATTCTATACTCCATATGAAATTAATGCGTTCAAAGAAGCTAATACATTTGCAGATATTGCTGATTCTCCAGAAAGATCTAAATGGTTAGCTGAATATACTAAAGCATTTAATAATGGAGAATATGATCCAAAAGCTATTCGTCAATGGTTAAGTGAAGTTAGAGCATTATCTTATCAACTATCAGTAGATAAAGATAATGATGAACTTAAACAAGAATTATTAGAATATGGCTGGAATCCTTATCTTGAATTTGATGATGTTAATAGACGTAGTGCTAAACGTCGTATTCAAGAAGCATTCCATGAAAACACTATTCGTAAATTAATTCAAGAAGCAGAGTTCCCAATTCAATTTAAGAAAAATGGCGATCTAGTTGTTTCTAATATTCTTAAGAAGAGAGATTATGAAAATGAATATCAAGAATCTCATAGACTCTTAAAGCAATATGAAAAAACTGAAAATGTAGATCCTATGAAATATGAATTGGCTAAGCTTTTCTATATTAATAATAGAATAGAATCTGATATCTATTCTGAAAATAAAACTGTACCTAGAAAGAAATTAGTTGATATTCGTTCCAGAGTATTAAATGATTTCAATAAGTACATGCAGGTAGTAATGAAAAAAGATAAGCAATTTAATTTTGCTAATTACTACAAGAAGAGCCCATTTAGTGATGAATCAATCACTATCAAAGCTCCAACTTTAAAGTATTCTTTAGAGTACTTTAAACAACTCTTACATCTCTTATAATTTACATATAAATTCAATAGTGCTACTTACTTAGTTAAGTAGCACTATTAATTTTCTAAATAAGTTATATATTATAACTCTAATAAGGAGGATATATAATGCAGAATATAGGTAATAAACTTATAAAGAAAAATAAAGCTGGTCAAATTACGGAGTTATATAGAATAACTTCTAGATCAGAAAAAGACTATTATAAAGTAAGTCCAATTATAGGAAGTAGAACTCTAATTCAGAAAGAAACTCTTGACGGATTAGAATCTATAACCCCACATTGTAAATTATTCATTGAATTATGCACTCTAAAGGATGGATCTAAAGATTTATGCTTTAGTATCTATAATGAATTCGAAGGATTCAATTTCCCATACTTTGCAAGTAGATTAAACTATAGAATTACTGATTATAAATTTGGTAAATCTATTTGTAAATATCAATATGCCACTGGTGGACTATATCAATCAGCATATGATATATTGATGTCTGATATAGTAGAAAAAACTAAGGCATATACAATAGATCTATATTTAAATGATTCATTGAAAAATATTATTTCTTTGATTAAATTGCAACCTTGGGTATGTGATGCTATCAGAGAAATTAGTGAATCATATAACGCCAACCTAAATGATATCTATCAAGGTATAGAAATAGCTTTAAAAAATATAGAATTCATGTATTGGTTCCACTATAACTTTAAAGTATTTAAAGTATTATTTGAAGTTAAAGCTGGACAAAGAAATTTAAGACCAGGTGATCTATTTGTTTTAGAAGCTATAGCTGAAACTAAAATAGTAGATTACAATATCCTAGAATATTATCATGATATTGAATTGTCTAAGATACGGGGTAACTTCTTCTTTATTCAAGATAAGAACGATAGAACCTTTATAATTAAATATGTATCAATTGATGATCTTCCAGGCCTACATCTTAATTAAGTAAATATATAAATATTTATATATTATAATGGTAGTTAGAGATAGTATTTTAATATGAATCTAACAGAAAAGTAATCTTAAGTTATTTTTTAAGGAGGACTGAAATGTCGACTTTCAACCAACAAGTCCCTCAACCTGAAAATGGCTTCCAAAGCCTAGCTGAAGTTTTTCAACGTGCATCCAGAGGGCAAAAACGCGATGCTGAAAAACAAGGTGAAGAAACTCGTAAGAAGTTTGAATTGGATATTGAACCAGAAGAATTTAAATCCGATTACAAATCTCGCATGATCTCTACATCTGAAGTATGTGAACTTTTGACCCAACGATTGGGTGACATCTTTGGTGACTATGTAGGTTGCCGCGAATTGTCCTATGTTAACTCTCCAGTTATCGGTATTAGCTTGGTATTTGATCCAGCTATTAACCCTGAAACTAAGAGCTTGAAAGCATTGGAAGCTTGTGGCTTTGATTCCGGTGCATCCGAAACCAAAGAGCAAGAAATGATTGCTAAATTCAATGGCATCAATGCTATTAAATCTAGCAGCGCTAATGGTATCGTTAGCGAAGAATCCATGGGATTCCGTTTAACTAACGATGCTATTGAGATCTTGAAGGAAACTGTAGTTGACTTCGGTCTCAATGATAATAAAAACAATGACACATTCCGTAAACAATGCGTTCAATATGCATTGTCTGCAGATGGTACTCATAACATCTTAATCGTAAATGGTGCTACAATTGAATCCGTTCTTGGTTTCATTTATGGTAACCAATATGATTATGTAGTAATTCCTGGTGCACCTATTAACAATGGTTCTTTCTCTGGTCGTCTTTTGGATGTACGTCAATTAGATCCAAAAGTAACTAAGAACCTATTGAAAAAATATGTAAGCCGTCAAGTAGTATCAGATGGTCTATACCGTCCAACTAATCGATAATTAATTATCGACGAATATTAAGCCTGGGAAGTTAATTCCCAGGCTTTTTATTTTTTGTTTGGAGGAGTAATAATGCCAGAATTCAAATGGAATATAAAAGAAGATGGAATAGATGAAGTCTTTGATGAACGTGGTAATAGTCTTTTAAAGTTATCAGAAACAAGCTGGAATGATCGTCCAGCAAAGCTTGAACTACGTAAATGGGTTATGGGAACTGATGGTTCTCTAACTCCAAATAAGGGATTCTCTTTTCTAACAGAACAAGGTCCACATGATCTTACTCATGTTCTATTAGAAAAGGGTTATGGGGATAATAATACCATTAAAGAAATAATGGAAAAACGTGGAGTTAATTTAGATATTGAGACAGAACAAAAGGAGTCTAAGGATGAGAGTGGGGAGTTCTTTAACCCCTCAGAATTGTTAGGTGACTAAAATGAACTCATATAATACTAAACAACTTGACACTGTTTATACTATTAAGAAAAAGCTATTAGAAATCAATTTCTGGAATGATATGGTAAATGATTATTTCCATGATTTTGAATACTCCATCGAAGGAAGATACGTATGGAGTAAAGAAATTAACCGCTCAGAAGGTGCTTGTCTTGAGCAAGTGAGCAGAGCATATTCTGAGAATAAAGGAAATCTTCTAAAAGTGTTGACTACCCGTCAATATGATTTTTTAATGTCTAATATTCAACTTTTCCATTCCGTATATCGTATTGGAGAAAACTTGTTAGTTAGCGTTATTTAATAAAAAAGAAGAAATAATATACCCCATGGAGTTCAACTCCATGGGGTATATATCTTTATTTTTTTTTTTGATTATTTATAAAGTTCACGAACTTCTTTTTCGTTTACTTCAAAACCAAATGCTTCAGACAATACTAACATAGTTAGCATACATTCTGCAGTTTCAACAATCTTATCCATTTTAATGGAGTTACGATCATCTAAGAAAGCTTGATGATTTTCAGCAATAACTCGTTTAGAAAGATGGTTAACCATACATTCCAAAATATTCTTTTTGGAATTTTTGATTTTATGAATTTCACGACGAGCTTTCATAATCTTAGATTCTTTGATTTGTTCAGCAACATCTGCATTTGCAGCCTTGATGCTTGCAACTTTTTCTTTAACATCATCTAAGATATCTTTGATTTGTTGACGGTCTTCTACGTTAGAAGCAATGAATTCTTCTACATTGTTTGCTACATGTGTTTGAACCATAGCACCAACGTCTTCAATTTCTTCTTTTTGTTGAGCCATCTTATCAATGAAGGATTCACGATCATCTACAGATACTTGAATATCTTCAGGAGCTGTTTCGGAATCTTTTAATTTTTCTTCATTTTCTTCCATAATAGCACGAGTAGATTCATTAATAAAGTTAGCTATATCTGTTAATACTACATCACGTTTACGGAATTTGTTAAGGATATTTTCAACACCGTTTTCTTTAATGAAACCAATGATGATTGTATCCTTAGTTGTTTGAAGTTCTTCTTTTTCGATCTCTTGAACAGAACTTTCATTATAAAAATATTTAATTGCTTCAAATAAGAAAGCTTCTTTTAAATTATTGCGTACAGTTGTGCGTAGATTAAGGAATCTATTAGCACGTTTAAGAGACTTAGATTCATCGAATTCTACTACAGGAACAACTGTTTCATTTAACTGAGATTGAAGCTCATTAATTTTAGCCTGTTTAAGCATACGTAAGTTAGCAGACTCTCTAATGGCTTTTCTTGAAAAATGCATAATACTATGCTCCTTTCATTAGAATAAGGAAGATGCAGCAGAGTCTGGTAAACTATCTGTAACATCATCAATTTTGAATTTTTCTTTAGATTCTTTTTTAATATCTGTAGCTGTTTTATTTACAGAATCTTTGGAATCAATAGACAAGGTATCAGAGATACGACGGAAACGATCAACGAATTTACGTTGTTCCACCGCTGTTTTAGGGTCACCAGCCATTTCTAAGCGAGCAGCATTTAGGGAAAGCATAGATGCTTGTGCATCAAAATAATCAGCAACGCTTGTACGGCAATAATAGTAATAATAGATTACTTCACGAAGAAGAGGAATCAATGTAAAGATCAAGGTAATAGATACACCAATGATAGCAATAGCAGATGTACCAACTAAGTTCTTCACATTAACTTTTGTTACGCTTTGAAGTAAAGTTTTAAGTTTGCCACCATGACAAGAATTATTAAATGCTTCTAAAGTGCGAAGAGCTAAAAGATTTTTACTATCTTTAAGACCTGTGCGATCAATAGAAACTTCAATAGATTTACTTCTTGGATCTACAATGAAATCAATAGTAGTAGAAATCAATAAGGAGGTTGCACTAATGATAGATAATACTGTTGTATTATATAGTACAATTGGTAGACTTGTGTTAGTCATGAATCCACGTTGGAATTCGATCTTAAGATCTTGTACGTTTTCAACTGCTTCTAAGATTTCTTGAATTTCAGAAGTAGGTTGTTTGTATTCATTGTAAATCTTTTTCATATCTTCTAAGGATTCTAATACCATTTGGATATTATCTACTTTAGTAATGTCGCCTTTAGAAGTAGGAATTGTGCCAAAGTCAATATCTGTAACTTTGGCTTCGATTTTTTCATAAAGCTTATTAGTAATGCCTAATAAGATTTCTTTTTGTTCGGATTCATTTACAACCCCTATAGTCATATAGGTTTCTTTATCTGTAAAATCCATAAACTTGGAGGCTTCAACGAATTCTTTTAATTGGTATGCCATTTATTATCGTCCTCCAGCTAGAATTTGAATCATTTGTTTATAATCAACTTTGTCTTCTTTTTTCAAAGATCCAAAAGAATAGAGTTCATATTCATCATCACCAGTATCAAAGATGAAACGAACGGATTCTGTAGAATCATCTACAACTGCAATTCCGATAAGATTATATTCATCTAAAAGTTGACGAGCAACACGAGAATCTAAAAGATCGATATCTTCATTTTTACGTAAGTATTCAACTTCATACATTGAAATTGCTAATGTAGTAATTGCAGTTGCATCATTACGAGAAGATAAAAGATGATTAAGTTTAGATGCAATAGATCTACGTTCTAAAACTTTCCAAAGTTTAGAAGAAGAACCACGTCTAGTTGAAGAAATAGCATCGACTTTTGCCTTCTTAAGAGCAAAAATAAAATCACGCCAGAATTCAATTTCACCGCTTGTAGCTTTGATTAAATTATATAAGCTTAATTTATTTACACGTTTAGATATTACATGATTGATGATATCCATAGAGTCCGCAGCATATAATTTAGTTTTGATACCGATGAATGCATTAGCATCAATAGGTTCACCAGTTGCAGTGGAAACAAATTTAATTTCAACTACAGTTGGTTGAAGTTCGTTAGCTTTCTTTACATCATTATTACTCATTAATGTAGGGAAAGTCATTTTGCCAGCAACCATAGGTTGTGGATCTTTAGTTGCTGTGACTGCAAATTTATCAGAATCATTTCTATTAGCTTCTTGTGATAAGTGACGATTTCTAATTACTTGAGTTCGATTAGCTTCAGTTAAAGCATTTAATGGTTTACCAAATAATCTTTCTCTTTTGTAAGACTCGTGAACCATCTTTTCACCAAGTTTATCTCGAAAGTATAATGGATCTAAAGATGCTGCTTCAGTTGCAGTCAAATATCCATCAACGTCAAAAAAAGAATCCAAATCTAGATTTGTGTGAATATTACGTAAATGCTCAACAGCATCCTTCGAAGACGTAATAGACAATGCAGATAATAGCATTTGAGTTAAAGTTGTAAATTTGCGTTCTAATGCTCTAGTAACTAACTGTGCACTTTTAGGTTCAATAGAGCTAGAAGCAATAACCGGGAAGATCATAGTTAAGTCTTTATTTGAACGGGTAATAGATTTAATCGTAGGGTTCTTACGAGAAATAAATTTCCCAATTTCAGAATCCTGAGCGATATCTAAAACATCCGTAATTAAATCCTTAAGGATCATTATAGGTACCTCCTTATTAATTTATATAAATTTAATCTTATGTTGAAGAGGCCAATTTACAAAAAAAAATAAAGCATGCAGGTATTTGTTATATAAAATAACTATTTGGAGTTTCTGAAATAGCTTCATGAAATTTCCAGGTTAAGTCTTTATCCTTTATACCATTAATACAAGCATTATAAAGATTAACGATTCTATCATAATCAGACTTTCTAACAGTGTCAAATTCTTCCATTACATCATCGCCAGAGATGATTGCAACTGTATAGATTTTGACCGCATTGTCAGCAAGAGCTAACTCTTTTAGATCATTGTCATATAAGTGTATAGATTTAGTCATAATAACCCAGCCTTTAAATTGAAATGATTTAGAATAACAATAAGCTGGAAGTTTGGGTTATGATTATCATACACAAACATGCTTTATTTCACTATTATAATATACAATTACGATATTTATTCCCTTCTTCAACATAAGATTAATTTAAAATCCAGGAAAGGAGGACGCCAATTGTCTAATATCGTTAAAAACAATAATGACTTTGGTTTTACTGGTACTGGTGCCAAAGATGAAACTGGCAATACACATAAAGCAAAAAGTATAAATGTTTTAAATAGAGATACTCGACCAATGATTGATGAATCTGGTTCTAATGATGGGCTTTTAAAATTTGTAAAAGCTAATGGATTAGGACTCGGTGCTGGTCGAGTAACACAATCTGAAAAATATACAAAGTTTGCAAGATATGAAAGACTTGATCCGCAGAACTGGATGGGTATGACTAGAGAATATGTATTCTTTACAAAACCTGATCTCCAAATTTTTAATGGCAACGTCTTAAATCCATCTATTGCAAATAATACATTATTTAGAGAAGCATATGATAGATATCATTCTGTATTGGAAAGCTTAAGTTGGTCTGTAAATACACATAATCCATTTGTGAATTTACTATCTAACTATAAGAGATCTAATGTAGATATTCCAGATATTTCTACTGCTAACGATTATGAGACTTCTAAAAATATATTAGGATCTTCTCTTTTCTATAGAGGGACTTCTTATGAATCTGATGAGAATCATGAATTCTCTATTGAATTTGAAGATACAAAATATCTAGAAGTTTATATGTGGTTTAGACTATTTGATGAATATGAACGAATGAAGCATTATGGATTAGTTGACTTTGTTGATGATTCATATCTTGATTCTAAAGTTATTCACGATCAAATGAGTATGTATAAATTCATTGTCGGAGAAGATGGTGAATCTATAGTATACTATGCTAAATACTTTGGTGTATATCCAAAGATGGTTCCACGTAATACTTTCTCTGATTTACCTGCAGATGGTAATATTAAATTTACAGTTCAGTTTAAAGCCTCATTTGTTGAGGATATGGATCCTAATATAATTGAGGACTTTAATGAAATAAGTAATTTAATTACTAAAGGTAATCCTAGACTTGGTGGATACTTACCAGAATTTGGTGGTTGGAGTGGTGAATATATGCATCGTCCATATATAGTAAAGCCTAGCAACCAACAAACTGATATGAATCTAAATATGAATAAAAATCAAAACAATAGTGCCTTCTATAAGGATGGTGGTACTACAGCATTAGCTGGATATAGTACTATTTTACCAAATAGAGGATTCTATAAATTAAAATGGGAGGGATAGATTAAATGGCATCTGATGCAGTATCTGCTAATACAGTAGTTAGAAGTTATTCTGATACTGTTATAAATACAGTAAAGAATGATACCATGCTTAATGCCAATATATATGATATTAATCAATATATTGAAAATATTAAAAAGAAATATATTAGCGAAGATGACCTTACTCTATCTATGGGTATCTTTGGTTATTTAGGAGATGTAAATTCTAATGCTCTTCAAAATGCCGTTTCTATGGCTGCAGAGTATTCTAATGAAGCTATTCCTATTAAAGCCAAGTTTGAAAAGAATGTAATTTCCCATGCATTATCTCTTGGTATAAATAAGATATATGCAGAGCCTTCTACTATGAGCGCAATGCTTATATTTTATGAAAATGAATTGATTCTTAATACAGTCAATGATACTTTCAGATTAGATAGAGAAGTAAAGATAATGGTTGGTGATTATGAATTCCATATTCCATATGATCTAATCATTAAACGTATTCTTCTTCCTACAGGTGATTATGTATATACTGGGATGTATGATACAACTCAAGTAAATCCAATAATCACTAGAAACTCAAAAGATGTAGATCCATATCTTAAACCAACTATTAAATCAGAAATTGATGGCCAACCAGTCATCATGTGTTTAGTTGAATTAAGACAATATGAGTTCTCTACAATTCATAAAACTATCGTTACATCTAATCCATTGGAATCTAAAATGATGCAATTTGAATTTGATAATCAATTAGCTGGATTTGATGTAGATGTAAAAGAATATGGTAACCCTGTAAGAAAATTAAAACCAGTTTATAATGGGTTGAATACTGATGGGGTTAACGATTTCTGTAATTATACTTTCATAGATTCTTCGACTATTCGTATTATGTTTGACAATGCTTCATATTTACCAGCTGCTAATACTGAAGTGACTGTAAACTTATATACCAGTCAAGGATCTAAAGGTAATATCAAATATAAAGATACAATATATTTCAGAGTTAACTCTTCAAATATTAACTATGATAGATTGAATCTATTGGTTGTACCCACAGGTGAAGCTCAATATGGTTTAGATAAAAAATCTATTTCAGATTTGAAGAAACTTATTCCTAAAGAAGCTTTGGCTCGTGGCAGTGTAACCAATAGTACTGATATCAATAATTACTTCAATACTATTGCAGATGAAGATAATAAAATCTTCTTCTTCAAGAAAATGGATAATCCATTAAGTAGATTATATTATGCTTTCTTATTAATGGATACTACTACTAATATCATTCCGACTAATACAATTCCAGTAGAATGTATTAGACGTGACTTTGATAATATCTCTGATAGTAACTACATATTGACTGCTGGCAATTCTATCAAATATGATGGAAAGACCAATGCATCAGTTGTTTATAACGCATCCAAGGATGAATTAAAGAAAATCAGTAATGAATCTTTCTTATATATGAATCCTTTTATGTGTATTATAAATAAAAAACCTTTATATGTATCTTATTATTTGAATATCATGGACGTTAGCAAGATCTTAGAGTTTACTTATGTAAACCAAGACTCTAAAGTTCAATTTATTACAAATAATATGAATTGGAAACGTAGCTATCTAACTAAACGTGATACTTATGTTTGTGATATTTCTATTCTTCAGAATATCCAATCAAATATTGGTATTACTCATAGAGATGATCCATATGATCCTAATAAGATTACTGGTGCAGATCTTAAAGTAATAGCAGTATTCTATTCTGATGATAAATATCAAGTTCCTTATAGATGGGCTGAAGCTAAATTTGTAAACTACGATGAATCTTCTTATAGTTTCGATTATAGATTTGAATTGAATACGGATAATAAGATTGATAAAAACGTACGTTTAAAAGTTAATGACGTCCATGAAATGAAAGCTGCCGCTGATAAATTTGAACCTGGATATATGTTTAACAATATGCCAATGAAAATCTTTGTATATTGTAAGAATGTATTCGAATATGATGCTGGTAGAAACAAAACTGAGCAATATTTTGCTGATGGATTCTTAAATGGCTATAGTTTGACTAATGAGTATACTGTAAAATATGGTATTGACTTCTTATATAACTATTCTGATTTAATTGAGTCTGTAATTAAAATTAAAAAGCAAGATAATGGTCAAATTAGCTATTATATAGATCGAGTACCAGTTATTGGATATGATTATGTAAATACTGAAGATAAGATTCAAAGCTTTATTAATGAACTAGAAAAGAAACGTATTCATATTCTAGATTGTTTAGAAGTTCTTGAAGACAGCTTTGGTATTGATATCAAATTCTTTAATACATATGGCCCATCTAAAATCTTCTATATTGAAAATAGCGTTCCTATTAATAGAGTTAACTTATCACTCAAGTTTAAAATTAAATTATTGACAGCTAGTGATAAATATATCATAGACTATATTAAGAATGATATTAGAAAATATATTGAAGATAAATCTAAGATTACTGATGTTCATATTCCTAATATTATTACATACATCACTCAGAAGTATGCTGATAGTATTACTTATTTCGAATTCTTAGACTTTAATGGCTATGGTCCTGGATACCAACACATTTATCGTAAAGATGAATCTATAGTTGGTAAGATTCCAGAATTCTTAAACATCAACTCCACTAATACCGAGGATAATAAACTCGATATTAGTATAATTATTGCATAATTTAATCTTTATAGATTTATTAAGTGCAACAATTTAATAAATCTAGCCTAATATTGGCGAAATAGATAAATTTTAAAATTTATACTTAAAAGTATATACTTTAAGGAGGACAAATATTATGGCATTTTTTGACGGTCATAAAACTGAAGAAGTTACACTTGAAAACTCCGCACTTTATGAAAGTGAATTGGGTGCAGGTGCTCTTGTATTAGAATGCTTACAATTTGAAGCTGAATTATTCAAAGAAGCAGTAAGTGCTGACATTACTGAATATGGTATGGTTCAAGAAGGCGCTGATGTTACAGCTTTCGTTGAAGGTACTTTTGAAAACGTAAAAACTAAAGTTGTTGAATTCTTCCAAAAACTTTGGGCTAAAATCAAAGCTGTTTTCAATGGCTTCTATGCTAAAATTTCTGCTCGTTTGATGAGCGATAACAAAGCATTCTACAACAAATTTAAGAAAAAAGTTGAAGGTAAAAACTTAGCTGATTTGAAAATCAAATATGCTAAATTCAAAGGCTTTGACTATAACCCTGGTGATGTTTCTGCTTGGGTTACTGAAACTAATGCAGAAAAAACTAGTGAAGAACTTAAAGTTGAAATGATTTCTAAAATCACTGGTGTTGCGGTTGATCGCTCCTCTGATATCAAAGCTAAAGTAATGGAAGATGCTTTCGGTGAAGAAACTGAAGTTTCTTACAATTCCGTTGCATCTGAAATCGTAACAGATATGGTTGGTGGCAAATGGTTAGATGATGCTAAAAAAGCAGAAAAAGAACTTAATAAAGCCGTAACTAAATCTATTGCTGATATCAAAAAAGCAAATAAAGAAACTAAAAACCTTACAACAATTACTGGTGCATATGCTTCTGTAGTTTCTACATTAGCTGGTCTTTCTGTAGCTGTTGCTAAGAAACGTGCTTCTCAAGCTCGTAAAGCATTTGCTAAAGCTGTTGCTTTCCATGAAGGTGCAGAATTTGATGCAGATCTTATTGCTGTTGAAGCAGATGGCTTAATGTAATTTTAGGAGGTATATTATAATGGCATTTTTTGTTGAATCTACTAAACCTGAAACAGTAGTGGAAATGGAATCCGTTATTGTTGATGACTATACTAACTTTGATGAACTAGCTCTTGAAGCTTGTGCTGAAGTTGAACGTATGGACAATATGATCATGGAAGGTCTAGGTCGTTATGAATTAGATCGTATTCATGAAGGTGTAGCTGCTGAAGAAATCTATACTGAAGGCGCATTAGCTACAATTAAAGATAAAATTGCTAAAATCTTCACATTCGTAAAGAATTGGGTTAAAGCTCTTTT